GGGGTACTAGGTTGTATGGGGAGCGGGCGCCAGTGCCCGCGGTCTTGTTCATGTGCACCTGTAGGGCTTCGGCCTGACCTGTAAGACGAAAGTGAAACAACCCAGCAACTTAGGAGCCGGCGAGCGTATGGGGAGTCATGCCCCCACTTGGTGGAGCTCACGTCGAAATGGTCGGTGTGATTGTCGCAGGCCACCTAATGCTAAGTGCCCGAGATTCCCCGGGCCGGCAGTGCGCTAGGCAGAAGGAGGGTCGGTCCAACCTGGAGAAAGGCGTTCGGGAGTGGTGACCCGATTTGAGGCCACAAGAGTGCCTCGCCATGCCAGCAGGTTGCATGCCGGACAGACAGGTGGGGTGGGGGGGTCTGCTTTGGCCCAAGGGAGCTTTAGGTTGTCGACCTTCTTTGGGAAACCTTCACAGGAAGTACCTGGGCGCTAGCAGTGCGACTCGCTTATGCTATGCGGCCAAACCGTAGGTGGTGCGTAATGACGGCACACGGCTGGACATGTCAATGACGGCAACGCTGTCCTAGTTGCCAAGGCATGGAAAACCGAGGAGGCCAACCCGGATAAGGCATTCGGAACGGGTTGGTATCTGGGTGGAGCGATTAAGCGCTTGAGTAGGGAGGCGGCGGTCTGTCGCCGTGTAAGTGACCATGTGAAAGTGAGTAGGCTAACTGTGGTGTGCGATGGTCCGTCCACGCACTTAAAGGCTGGGTTCAGCACCCGGCGCCATACGTGTTGAAAGCCCAGTAACATGGCCCGGTACCTATTTGAAGCTGCCGAAAGTAAACCACTCTCCGAGGGTATTTGGCACCTTGCCCAACGTAAGATCCACAAGGCTAAGCGGTACTCGTATTCAACCGACTGGTAAACCCGAGGGATATGACCCCCCCTAACCCATATGAGACACAGCCCGAACCCACTTATGCCCGGGCGGAAGTAACCACGCCCAGCCAGCTTGTACTCGACCTGCTGGTGCGGTGGGGATGTAGGCCATCGAGACTGGTTGGAAAGCATAAGACGTTATGGTTTCCAGCGGGGGCGGTGTTGGTAGCACCGCCCTGGGGGTAGGGTTGTTGCCCTGACCCGGGGAGTAAACCCACCAACTAGTTATGTGGCTAGAGTGTAGTGCGGGGCTTGCAACACCCTGCACGAATTCAACGCTATACCCGGCCTGACAACCGGGTGAAGCTCACGTCCGGGTGTGCGATCCACCCGTCCACAAAGAAATCTTGGAGCCCCTTCTGTGGACCGACTTACTG